GCTGTAACCTCGTCTCTGCTCTTCTTGTGCTTCTTTCTAGGGGAGTGTTGCATAATATGTTAGGGGGTCTTAGGGAGCTTCTCAGGAGCCTTCAGGGATGAGGTAGTCCTGCTTCCCATTCATCCTCTAGATCACAGTAGAAAACCATACTTGGTTCTTTCTCCTCACAATACCCGCACCTAAGTATAACCTTAAGTTCCTTTCCAACCATAGGTTCTATAGCAGGAGCTAACGAGGATACCTCTTTACTAAACACCCACAAACCCTTACAGTTCGGACACTTTATTTGTTGGTATTTATTCATTCTTCGTACTCATGGTTATCACAGGTAGCTTGGTAGAACTCCTGCTAGGCTTGATAATACCATTAGGATTAGAGAGGCTGTAACCTCGTCTCTGCTCTTCTTGTGCTTCTTTCTAGGGGAGTGTTGCATAATATGTTAGGGGGTCTTAGGGAGCTTCTCAGGAGCCTTCAGGGATGAGGTAATCTTCCTCTAAAAAAAAATTTCCCAAAAAATTTAACAACCTCGGATGATGTAAGGATATCCGAAAGCTTCTTGCCAAATCTGAACTTCGTAGATATATTCCCACTCCATCCTTTCTATAGCCCACTCTTCTAAATCCTTCATATCTTCATCGGAATACAGGTTATCTGGATTAGCTCTGAAGGGAGTCTTAGTAGTTCTAAGGATATGTTCTTTTGCTCCTACCTCAAATACAATCGCGGGAGCCAACTTTAAGATCTTCCAGTCAAACTCTATTGCATCCCTTCTACAGTCTTTATTCATAGTGTTGTATTGGTCAGTATCTCTGGTTTAAGCTCTAAAACTCTGTCACGTAATAGTTTATACTCATCTTCTACCATATGCTTAACAGAAGAGGTAGTCCTGTCCTTCCACATGAGCGGAGTTCCAAATAGATTAACTTCATTTTGGCTGTATGTGGTGACACTTGTTACAGAAGTAATACCACATCTTCTTTTCTTTATTATTATTTCTAGATTCATTATTTACAATATAGTCTTCATACACGTTTAGGTAGCCCATATCTTCGTAAGGCTGGAGGTACTTCTCTTTAGCTCCACACTTCTCACACTTTACTTTCATACGCAGTTTTCATCTTCGTCCTCTTCTTCGTCACCAATGAAATCAATGGTGATACTTTTTACTCTCTCGCCCCATTCTCCCTCGTCTGAGGTTTCAATATACACGGGGTAAGAGCCATCTCCGTAACCTGTACTGATAGCAAAGCCAACACCTTCCCCAAGGGGAGCAGCATGGTGCTTCATCTCTGTGATCTTGCTACAGAATTCACCCCAATCACTTACTCTATGACTGGAATCATTTCCCATCACATAGCAAGGATCTCCTACCCAGCAAATTCCTGCGTCCACACTCATATGTCCAATTAGTTTTTTCATAATTAACGCTCCATAACCATTATTTTCTTTTCTCACTAAGAATAGTTTTGACTAATTGGTAGATTAACAACAAAACAACCATGAAGTACATTACGGTTCCTGTTGTGTCTGTTATAATGTTTAACATAGTTCAAAGGGTGATGGTTACTATCTCGTCTTCGTAAATGACCGTGTATCCTGCCCATTGTTTATTAAGGGGTAGGAATACTACATTAATATTATGTAGTTTCTTCCCATATTGAATCCAAGAGGACTCCGTAGGGTTGCCTTCAATGTCTCGCTCCGCTCCAAACTCACCTAGAGTGTCTTCCACTCGTAGGAAAAGGTTAATGTCATTGTAATAACCTTTAATAATTTTAGATGGGGATTTTTTAGTTACTGTAAAGTTCATGGTATTCTCTCCGTAAGAGGGGTTTTTAGTTTGTTCGGACAATTTATTACTTTTAAAGATAGCATCTGTCAATCCAGGATATCTCAAGTCAGCATATCTCAAGTCAGCATCAAAAAAGTTAGCATCTGTCAAGTCAACATCTCGCAATTTAGCATCTTTTAAGTTAGCTTTTGTCATGTCAGCCCTTGTCAAATCAGCATTTGACAAGTCAGCATCTGTCAAGTTAGCGTTTGTCAAGTTAGCTTTTGACAAGTCAGCATCTTTCAATCGAGAACCTGCCAAATTAGCACCTGTCAAGTCAGCACCTTTCAAGTAAGCACCTTCCAAGTCAGCCCCTGCCAAGTCAGCATGTGTCAAGTTAGCATTTATCAAGCAAGCACCTTTCAAGTTAGCATCTAACAAGTTAGCATCTTTCAAATCAGCATCTTTCAAGTCAGCACCTGTCAAGTCAGCATATGACAAGTCAGCATATGACAAGTGAGCATCTACCAAGTTAGCATATGACAAGTCAGCATCTGTCAGGTCAGCCCCTTTCAGGTTAGCGTGTGACAAGTTAGCACCTTTCAAGTTAGCACCTTCCAAGTCAGCATATGTCAAGTTAGCACCTTCCAAGTTAGCACCTTTCAAGTTAGCATCTAACATGTTAGCATGTGACAAGTTAGCACCTTTCAAGTCAGCATATGACAAGTCAGCCTCAAACAAGTTAGCCCATTCCAAGTCAGTCTTAAACAAGTCAGCATATGACAAGTCAGCGCGCTCACCATCCTTATCACCTGCAAGCCAAAGCTTGTGGAGTCTTAAAATCTCTTCTAGTTTGTTTGGGTTCATGTTTAATCCTATTACTTCTTCTTTTCATTGAGCTTCTTAAGCTCATCAATCTTGACTGCTTCTCTCACCTCTTTGGGGACGAGGGTAGCGTAAATTAGTTTTCTAATGAATCCCATTGTGTTTCTCCTATAGATCGTTTCCGATTTTAATACCGACTTCGTTAATTAGTTGGCTAACTTCGTTCCAAGTCTTGCCCATTTTAAGAGCAATAGCGTTGATGTTTACTTTACCAGATGGTTTAATGAACCTGGGATCATCCAAGACACATTTGATTACAAAGGCTTGATCCTTACTAAGGATCTCCTTAAGCTCTTCAATAAAAATCTCAGTCTCAGGGGTAGTTTGCGACTCGTCCACCCTGTTCAGGACTTCAACGTTTTCCCAAACATCTACAGTACCTTTAGTGAGGGGGTACTTCTTGGTGATCTTTGCACCTTTACTGTTCTTTACATTCCAGAGACAGGTCTTAAGGTACTTGTCAAACCCTTTACTTCCCCAGAACTGATCGAAGGTCTGGTTCTCTTTCTTCTCATAACCTCGGATTGCCTCCATAGCTGCAATCCAAATATCTTGGGTGTTGTCTTCATGTCCTGCAATAGCATTATCACCAGAGATCCAATGTCCGATCTTGTGGATGAGTTTGCCGTATTTCTTTTCAATGAGTTCTAATTGCTGTTCGTTCATGAGTCTATTATACCATAGTTTGGGGCCAATGTCAAGCTTTTTCTTGAACTTTCTCAAACCAATCAGGGGCAGATCGACCCCAGTTCCACTCAGCTATTGCTGCCTTGTCTCCCATGTAGTAAGCCCTGTAAGCCTCCACAGCGTCCTCATGCTTGTATTCGTCAGGCATACACTGAGGAGGGGGTTCGAAGCCTTTAGAGGGCACTCCCTGAGGCATATTGCGGAGGATAGGACTTAGCTTAGTCCACGAAGCATGAAACCTATTTCGACGTTTAAAGAACTCTTCAGCAAGCTCCCGAAAAAGTTCATAAAGCCAACTGTAATGTTCTTGGCTGGACCGTGCCCAAAGGGCAGAAGGATGTTGTTTGTGAGTAGACTTGTAAACCTGATCAGCCCAAGGTGAATCAGTTTCTCGGTGTGCTGTGGATAGAAGTTGGGCACTCTCCAGAATCATTTTTTGGTGCTTGTCGCAGTGATACTGAGCGGCGAGTTTTGGGTTGGAATCAAGATAGAAAATGTTCATATTAATATACCTGAGTTGTGTGGGTCAATACTATATATTATACAGAGGAAGAACCTCATTGTCAAGAAAGAACCTTATGAAAGAAAAAAAATGTAATAAATGTGGAGAGTCTAGAATAGATTATCTGGTTAAAAAGAAAGGAGGGCACAGATCTCTTTGTAAGTCTTGTCACGCAAAGTACGAAAAAGAAAGAAAAAAGATTAGAGAGCAAGAAAACCCTGAAATAAAAAGTGAGCGTATTAGAAAAGGCAGAGAGTACTACAAACAAAAAAGAGAGCAAATAGTGGAAGACCTCGATGCTAGGATTTACTATTGGGCAACTCAATGGAGAACTGCTAATAGAGAGGGTAGAGATAGATCCCAAGTAACTCAAAAAAAGCTTGTAGAGCTTACTTACAAAGGTTTAGAAGAGTTTCCTTATATGCTTATTTTAGAAAAAGATAAGATGTACATCACTGCCTCTGTTGATAGAATTGACAGTAAACTAGGATACACTGATGATAATATCCAAGTTATTCCTTATTGGTTAAACTCTGCAAAAATGAATATGGAAGATAGCGAGCTAAGAGAGTATATGTCACACTTCTTAGGGAAAGATGACTATATAATAACATAGGAGATAACAAATGTCAAGAAAAAAAGAAGCAAAAAGAAAAACTAGATGCTGGACAGGCTACAAGCCAAAGAAGGGATCAACACCTTACGCAAAGGGTTCCTGTGTAAAAGAAACATACCAAAGGATCGGTAAGCTCTTAAGCGAGAAGAAGTCTGCTGCTTGGCAGAGAAGTGAGGGAAAAAACCCTGAAGGGGGTTTAAACAAGAAAGGAGTAGCTTCTTACCGTGCTAATAACCCAGGATCTAAGCTAAAAACTGCTGTCACCACTAAGCCTTCTAAGCTAAAGAAAGGTAGTAAATCTGCAAACCGTAGAAAATCATTCTGTGCTAGAATGTCAGGTATGCGTAAGAGACAAAAAGCTAGTAATAATACTGGTAAAGATCGTCTCAGCCTTTCTTTAAAGAAGTGGAATTGTTAAATGGCTGGACTAGCTCTAAACCTGAACTCTGGTGACAGAACTTATGGTTATGCTGTTTCTAGCGTAATCATGAACGGTGCTGCTTCTGGATTCCCTTTCGTAGATTCAGGTGGAAACCGAATTAAATGTAACTATGCTAGAATAGAAGTTCATTACGATTACGGTAGTAATGATATAAGAGATCATTGTATCGCATGGATTGAACCTAGTGGACCTTCTTCGCATACTGCTCATAGCATAACGGTAGATGTAAATATTGCCAACGAAGTTACCACAGACGATATTGCAGCAGGTAATGTTTCAGGTGTTTATGGTCAAGTAACTTTTGCTGATATTGGGAATCCTGGGATAGTAGAATTTAAATGTGATAACACTGAAATTATGGATTGTGTTAACATTCGTTTAGAGGATCATCCTAAGAACTCTAGCCAACGATGGGGAAGTAACGATTGAACTGGTGTATGGTAATGTTACCACATTTAATAAACTAAGACAAGATCGTTACGATAGAGGATCGTGAGGAGTAGGGGGAGAGATCGTCTCAGCCTTTCTTTAAAGAAGTGGAACTGCTAGTAGTACCTAAAGACCTAAGGATTTATAGTAAGTAATATCTACCCCAGCACGTTCTAGTAAACTCAGTCCGTGATCTCGGTATAAGTCTTTATAAACTACTCTTACTATTCCCGCTTGAATAATAAGTTTACTACATTCGTAACAAGGAGCAGTTGTTACATAGAGAGTAGCACCTTCGGAACTATTAGTAGATCTAGCTATTTTGCTAATAGCATTTGATTCTGCGTGAAGTACTTCTCGTTTTGTGTAGAGTTCATCGGAGTCTGAAAGAGTCTCACATTGATTAGGAAACCCTTTAGGTGTTCCATTAAATCCTTCAGAAATTATTTGAGTGTCTTTTACGATAAGACAACCAACCTTTTTTCTTTTTGCGTATGACAGTTTAGATAACTCTATAGCCATCTTCATGTAAGTTTTATCTAGATTCTGTTGTGTAGCCATCACTCATAACCTTCTGCTTCAAGCGTACCGTTTACATATTCCCACTCGTAACAACCTTCTCGGTCTGCTTTTTCTACTGTGTATTCAAATGTCCCTACAGTAAAGGTTTCCCACTCTAAAGAATAAACAGGCAGTTCATGTTCTGAACCTTCTGCGTATCCTGCAATGTGGATTCCTGTAGAGTCCGCACTAAAAGATACACCACAGTCGGTGTACTTAAATAACTGTTTAGCGATAAATGCTTCTGCATCTTTCTCAGTTAGTTTGGTGCGTGAAACGAGTTTACCATCCTTGTAAGTAACTCCGTCCCCAGCACCTTCTCCTAGCCAAAGCTCGACTAAGTGAAGGCAGGAAATAATTTCAGGACCATCGTAATCAACGTGATGTATTTCTTGTACCATATTAACGCTCCATGCTAAGAGGACTTAGAAGAGTAGGGGCAACACGCCACATCATTCCACCTAAACTCGTAACCTTAATACTCTTCTTATTGATTTTAGTGACTCGGCCTTGGACTAGACCATGCTTAGATTCGAACTGGACCTCTTGCCCAATCGAGAACTCCCTCCTAGCGAGGTGAGATAGCTTGTCTTGTATTGATTGGGCAGTATCCCAAACGAGTCTAAGGTCTTCTGAGGTGTTGGTTTGGTTGAAGAGTTCGTTGCAAAGTTCTTTGATGTTCATAGTATTAGTTTTGGTAAGTGTTAGTTTTTGGAGTAAGGAAGTAGTCAGCAGGACCACACAAGTTGCAACCTTGGCAAATAATACGACCATAATTATAGTCATTTTCGCCAAGGTCAACTCTAACGTTGTTGGGGTTTACGTCCAACACGGTCAGGGTCATAGTGAGGTCGAGGCTCAGGCAGTTAGGGCAGTTGTATTTCATGCCCCCATTATACCAAAAAAGAGAGCCCTTGTCAAGGGGACTCTCTAAAAAATTCAGATTTATTTTTTTTCTAACTTATCGAAAAGCCAATCAAGCTCTTTAAAATAATAATTAAATCTAAGTTGGATCTCCGCTGCAAGGTCACTATCATACTTCTCAACGCACTCCACCAGTTCTTCATTACTAATAATAGACAATGCGTAGTATTCCGTAGTTGTTACACCTTCAGTGGTTCTATTAACAGGTACTTTTTTCTGTTTTACCAAAACTTAAGAATGTAATCTTGTGAAGAACTTGCATCAAAAGGATAGTTTACAAAAGAGCTTACTTCAACAATCAAATCATTCTGATACTCTCCTAACATTGGAACCTGCCAATCTAGAACAGTAACATTTGTGATAGCTCCGATGAAATAAGCGATTTGGATTGGATCTCCACCATCATAAACAACATGGAATTTAATAGTAGGAGTGTGGTATTCGAGGTACGGAGGGTTGCTCTCTGTATCTACCACAAAATTAACTGTTACTGTATCCTCTAGAGACACTAAAGGAAATAGGTAATGGTCTTGGTCTACCTGAAAAATAGTTTCAGTTAGGTACATGTGGGTGTTGTTACCACACAAACTGTACTCAGAAAAGACAGGTAAGGTGGTGACAAACTGTGCAGTCTCTGGACTTTGATGGTCAACAAAGGACTCAATAAAATCACAAGTCTCTACAGGAGGAGTAGTTCCATCCCCAGGTCCTGATGATGTATTCTCGGAAGTACATCCTGCAAGGATGAATAATGTTAGTAATAGTTTCTTCATATTATTTTTTGACTTTATGGCGGTTCATTCCTAGTAGCCCATAGCCCACAATGTCCTGATATGGATTTTCATCAAAAGCGTTAGGGTTATTGGCAATACGAAATAGTTTATCGAGGATCCTTGCAATCGTAAGGAGATCATCATACTGATCTGTCTTAATACCATCAGGAAACATCTGCCTTAGACATTCACCACTACGACCAAAAGAATCTCCGTAAGCACGTTGCTTGTCTGATACTAAACTACCTACGTCATAACCAATCTCTGAAAAGTTAGTCATTCTTCTTAATCTCCTCCACATACAGATCAATGTCAGTTTTACGAGAGTAATTGCGAGCAATCGTATGCGCTGGTGCTGACCATTCATCCGAAATAGACGTTGCTGCTCGACTAATAGTTTTCTCAGCTTCTTGTAGTTGTAGCTTCAAGATAGCAATCTCGCGCTCGTACTCGTCGGCAGACTTCTTAGGTGGTAAGTATTGTGGATTAGGTTTATGTGTCATGGCTCTATTATACCTTAGGTTGGGTGGGATTGCTAGGACTTTGTGGGGTTTATTTTTTCTAGTGTTTCTTTGAGTACCTTGGGAACATCGAATAAGCTGTAAGCTCCAGTCATGTCTAGCAAGTCGCCACACTCCTCTAAACACCTTCGATAATTCTCTAGGAAATACCTGTTTTCATCGTCTTGAGTCTCAGGCCTATTTGATTCTATGATTCTAAGTTTCATAATTTTATTTGGTGGGGATTGCTAGGACTTTGTAGGTTTTATTTAAAAAGATTCGACTCGTAGCTTAGTAGGATAACTATATAAGAATACGCATAGGGGCACCGAGATTCGAACTCGGAAGGACGGTTTAGAAGACCGTAATGATATCCGGTTTCATCATGCCCCTGTTATGCGTAGCTTAGTTAAATTATGAAAAAATGTAAAATATGTGAGGCTGAAATGCCCAATCGAGTAAATGTAAAAGGTAAGATGCGAAATATCCAGAACAGGAAGTATTGCTTGGAGTGCTCTCCTTTTGGGAAACACAACACTAAAAAGTTACATAAACCTGAGAGCATTGAAAGGGTTTGCCCTAAGTGTGAATGCACTAAACACTTATCTGAATTCTACAATAAAAGAGGTAAGAAGGGGAGTAGTTCTTACTGTAAGGAGTGTACTAAAACCCAAACAACGGTTAGGCAAAGACAGATAAAAGTATTATGCGTGGAGTACAAAGGAGGTTCCTGTGAGAAATGTGGTTACTCTAAGTGTATTGCCGCTTTAGAGTTTCACCATAAAGATCCTGCTCAAAAGGACCCTTCCTTTGGAAACTTTAAACTTCGACAGTTTAACGACAAATTCAAAGAAGAGTTGGATAAGTGCTTACTTCTCTGTGCGAACTGCCATAGAGAAGAGCATCATTTTAAAAACTAAGCTAATGGTGCGTTTGTTTGGTAGGGGAGAAGGGATTCGAACCCTCAATCCTTGCGGCGAGAAGTTTTAAGCTTCTTGAGTATACCTGTTCCTCCACTCCCCCTTAATTTATTTGGCTCCCCGACGAGGACTCGAACCTCGGACAATTCCTTTAACAGAGGAACGCTCTACCAACTGAGCTATCGGGGATTGTTCTTTATTACTTCTTCGTCAAGCAATAAGCCAGCCAACTATTTTTTCCAGCTTTGTTTCGTGCTACCTTGGTAGTATAAAACGCGGAAGTAGAAAACTTGGGCTCTTTAGATCGAGTATCACAAACTGCTTGTGCATCAGCCTCGCTTCTAAAGAGCCCGAACTTGGTTCGATTGCTCTTACGCTTCATCTTCAACAAGAAGTTCAGGTTTGCTTTCTTCTTCTTCCAGACCCAGAAGTTCTTTGATTTCCCTAACAGCGGTAATCATTTCTACTTTCTGCTCCTCCATTTGCTCAAGCTGATCCTTGATCTGCTTGATAGCCATTTCTACTTGGTCAAGACCTTGTTCGGCCCCTTCTAGCATACGAGCTAGATACTTTTCATTTAGTTCATTCATAATTTTTTTCCTTAATATTAGGTGTTGTTGTATAATGGTAGGATGGGTTGGACTTGAACCAACGACTACAGCCTTATAAGGACTGCGCTCTAACCTACTGAGCTACCATCCCTTACTAGGTATTATAGGAGCGTAGTAGGGATTATCCTGAAGAAGATACGTTATATTTTTGCGTATTGATAATCTTCATGCCGTCCTTGCAGATTCTAGGAGTATAGTACGCGCCTTCCTTCTTAGGAATAAGCTTATTCAGGATAGCATCTGCGATCTTATCAGAAACATTATTCTTAATGAACCTTGCAATATTTCTAGCCCCATATTCATTAGAATAACCTTTATCCACAACATAAGAAACTAGAGAGTCTGTCGCTTCGATGGGAAGGTCTTCTAACTGTAGTTGTGCAATCTCCGAAACCTCTTCCTTAGTCAAGTGATCAAAGATTACAATATCATCAATACGGTTTAAGAACTCAGGACTGAAATGATTTTTTACCGAATCATGAATAACATTCTCTGCAAATTGCTTAGAGCTTCTCTGAGTATTCTCAAATCCTACAGATTGTTTATTAAGCGTAGTCATACCTTGGTTAGATGTGAAAATAAAAATAGATTCACTAAAGTCTAGTACAGTTCCTAGGTTATCTGTACAAGTTCCATCATCTAGAAGGGATAGAAGAAAATCGTACAGTTTATGGTGTGCTTTCTCAATCTCATCAAAGAGGAAAACCCATCTGTTAGACTGCTCTGCTTTCTCAGCCAACAAACTCTTCTCAGTATGTCCTACATATCCTGGGGGAGATCCGATTAGTTTAGCATACTCATGTCCACCTGCATACTCGGCGCAGTTAATCTTATAAAAGTTCCCGCTAAACTTCTCTCCAAGNAACTTACCTACTTGTGTCTTACCTACTCCTGTAGGNCCGACAAACAAAAAGGAGGAGTGGCCNGANAAACCAGATGCCATAAGTTTAATGGCTTTAATAATAGCTTCNAGAGCTTTCCTTTGCCCGATGATATTATCCTTGAAGAACTCCTCTAATGCAGTAATATCCTCAAGGCTGGAAAGGGAAATACAATCAGTTATAGGCTCTTTAGAGTTGAGGTGATCCTTTACTTGGCTGACTAGCTTACGCTCTACACCAGACATAAAAGTGTCGGCATTTAGATCAGTACAAATAAACTCCAAAGCGAACGGAGGATAGAGCGCGATGATTGAGTTATACACAGAACCAACTGCTTCATTCATCTCCTCTACATCTTCCGTGCCAAGCATATCGAAAAAGGCATCTACATCAACCAAAAACCTTTTAACGATAAAATTCTTGTAGTCTTCCAATCTGATTGGAGCCTTTTCCTTAAGGATCTTATCCCTAAGGGACTCATATAGTCTTTTTTCCTCTTTTAGGCTGTACCCTTTTACAAAAAGTACAAGGTCAAGTTCGTGGCAAACAATACGGTAGGTCTTACTTTTGGTCATCTTTTAGATGCTTTTCCAACTCATTAAACATGGAATTTTCAGCACCTTTCGACGCTTTGGTTTTGTTTTCTGTGGAGTTATCCTCCATCTTAACAATTAAGTTAAGAATTTTAACTACGTTATTCTTAGAAGCTTGAGCAACCTTAAGTGCATCAACCATTAAGCCTTTAGCAGCAGCGTCTTGTGGATTCTCGTCCACCATCGCTTTAAAGAATCTGTGTGCCTCTAGAGCGAGGTTTCTGTCTTCACCAGACTCATCAATAAGTTTTTTGGCAATCCTCTGGACCCTAGTGGGACCAAGAATCGAATTTTTGGGGATATAATTTGTGGGCATAAGTTGTGTCCTCTTGTGTATCTAGGGTATTTGACATGTTTTTTTGGATATACCATGTAACTAAATCGTCCCACTCTTTATAAGTGAGTGTTAATCCAAAAGGTTTCCACGGAAGTTGTAAATCACTCAGCATCGGTATAATTCAGCAGTTCAATATGGGTAAGGTTAGTGTTTTTTACTACAAGACCTTCAGGAAGAGCAAAAGTAACGATAGTATCTCTAATAGCTTGAACAATATCGGAGTTCTGTGGGTACTCCACTTCTAACGCAAGATGAAGCTTAATATTTCTTCCTACAATATCTTTTCGTAGGGGAGTTGTCCTAAAATCCATCTTTACATTCTCTTTCGGTTTCTTTTCACCCCAAATCCAACTCATAGGATTGCTCCTGTATGCTTTCTAACGTTTTCCATGTTTAAATTTTTCAAAGGATAAATCTTCGTAATCGTCCCACTCGTCTAATTCGTCTAGATTGTCTTTCGAGCTATCATAGGAGGAATGGGTTACTTTTTTAGACAACTTCCTGTTATTATTTTTATTTTTTCTTCGAAACTCTTTCTTAGAAAAATCACTCTTTTCGTTGTTTTTCTTCATTTAAAAATACCGTAGGTATCCTCGTCATCATCATCCCAAACAACACCTGTAGAAGTATCCTTATCAGAGGAAAAGGTTTCATGCTCCTCTGATATAATAGAAAGAATTCTCGCAACAGATCCTTTTACTGGAAAGGATAAAGCTACTGATCCATGATCAGAATCCCAATACAAATTTGCACACTCTGGGTTGTCCTCCATCATATCATAAACTAGGTTGTATAGACAACAGTTTCGATAATAATCCATAAACTCTGAGTCTGCGGAACCAAACTTCTTTTTACCATTCTTACGATTTAAAAAAAATCCCATCTGAGCTACTGTAATGTATAGCCCAGCTTCGTCAGTCATTAAGGGTTCTCTGAAATCGTAATGATTGCCAAATTTACTCATAGTATAAAAAGTGAGGGAGGAGGAGGACGGGGAATACTCCACCTCCCTCTAAAAGTTAATTGAGGGCGAAACCCTCACTATATGTAGAGGCCAAGTCCCAAAGCTGGGCGTTCAAATTAACATCTTTTTGAATATTAGAGATTGCTCGCACCATACGGTTAGTAGAACCATTACGGAAACCCTCCACGAAGAATGTTTTCCTGTGCCACATTAAAAGTAGTCCAAAGGTCCGTCTTTTTATCTTCTACCCTACGAGGCATAGAGATATCAGCAATCATACCATCATTAGGGTTATCAAAGCGAAGTTTTGCAGCGTCAGCAAAGAAATCTTTTCGGCTTCGATCAGACATTTCAGTTTCTTGCCAGTTACCAATCTTATCAGCAATTTTAGATGCGTTAACAACCAAATCACGGGAAGCATTAACTACCTGCTGGGGCTCAAAACCGATGTGACGGATGTGGACTTTACCGAAGTCGTTCTCAGAAATAACCATTCCGTTAGAGCAGATCATACGGAAGATGCCTCCTTGAAGAGTATAGCCTCCAAGTCCGTTGTGAGCATTAATAAGGAGCATCTCAGGGAAAGAGTCTCCGACTCCAAAAGAGTTCATATCCAAGTCTTCGTGCTTAAGACGGATAATGTGCTTGGCGTGGTCTGTACTCCACTTCCTAGCGTTAACCTGTTGAGCTTTCCAAGCAGTCCAACCTTCATCTTGAAGGATCTCAAGAATGTCAGTAGTAGGAAGGAAAGAGTATCGGTCAGACACTCGACCCTCTTCAGGAGCAGTAGCAAAAGCAGCAGGGGCGTAAGTTCGTAGTAGTTCTTCGTTTTTAATCATATTAGCATTCTCCGTGGGTAAGTTTAAAGGCTTCTTCGCGTGTCATCTTTAGTTCTTTCTGCCTTTTGGTCATGCGGAATCGCTTACCTGTTTTAGCAGTATAGTCCTCGATAGACTCATAAAGAGCGGGGATGGTATCAGAGCTATCTTCTTTAACAACAAAATCACTAAGATCTTGCGTGTTAGTCTCTCCGATATTAGAAGGATTTTTGTCCATTACCTTAATATTAGGCATTGTCCTATTCCCAGTTTTACGACCAAAAGCACCATCAAAGGCTTTGTTGATCATGCTGGATAGTTCGTCAAAAAATTTCTCGTCAGTCATAGTAGTGCCTCCTTTTGGCTTACCCTATTATACTACTTCACAGATT